CATCATTTGAACGAACAATAAAACCTACTCGCTTTGCTTCTTCTATTACGATTTTTTGTTTATCTTTAGATAGCTTCATTATACTATTTATCAGTGTATTACGCAAATCGGAATCAGAAATAGATTTATTTTCGTTCCCCACACACATAATAAAACCCTCCGCAAAATGAATATGGTATCGTGTTGTGGGTACCCACAACACGCGATAAGACGTCTTATCGCTCGATTTACCATTTACCATATACTACCATTTTTTGCTGCAAAAACAACACGGGATTTGTCGAAAAGAGAAGATGGATTTCTTGTGTTTATTATAGAACATTGGTTCCAGCATGAAAAGGGGTCTCGGAGAGGAATTTGCCCTCCCCTACCCTAATATCAGGACAAAGGAAGGATATGTTATGAAAAAGAGAGTTCTTGCGCTTGCCCTTTCCCTTGTGGTGGTTGTTTCGGTTTCGGCGTGTGGGAGTGAGTTGAAAGAACCAGAGACAGATAAACCAACGGAAACCACCGTGGAAGAAAAGAAAGAAGAACCGAAAACAGAAGAAGTAAAAACAATCGAAGGAATATGCGAAGCGATTTCTAACACAAGTTCGCCTGGTAATTCAATATCGCAATTTTTGTGGGGTGGTTCCGGTTACGTCGCAGATATAACAGACACAAATAAAGGTACAATCGTCGGTTCTTTTTTGATTAGTAGTGAGCGTTTATATTATCAGTCGAAAGGAATGATATCTGGAGGAATTTATATTATGGATTACTTCCCGAGCATGTTGAAATATTTAGATTTTTCGGAGGAACAAATAGAGACAATAAGTTCTTTGTACTATTATGTAGGCTTGCCTGGTTCTATGAAAATACTTGATATTGGTGGGTACCGTTTCACATGCACAATAAGCGAGGAACATGGTTATTGCTTATTAGCGCAACCAGCAGCGAACGAAGAGGATTATGTTGAAGGTCAAATAACAGAATACGATGGAACCAACTACACCACAAACGAGACTACCGGGCAGCAAAACGCATTAGGGTCTGCGGCAAATTATCTGAATACAATGGCATTCTCAAAGAGTGGCCTTATAGATCAACTGGAATATGAGGGATATTCTACTGAAGAGGCAACTTACGCTGTCGAGAACTGCGGGGCAGACTGGAACGAACAAGCCGCAAAATCGGCACAGAACTACATAAATACCATGTCATTCTCCCGGTCTGGCTTAATAGATCAGCTTATTTATGAGGGGTTCACACAGGAGCAGGCAGAGTATGGAGTGAGTGCAGTAGGATACTAAAATAAGAAATCCCCCTGGTGCGGTAACACCAGGGGGATCATTTGAAAGAGTGCAATTTTAGAGGATTGCGCTCCTATCTTAACATATAGGAGGCATATTTTCAATGAGAAAAAAGAAAATTAAAATGCCGACGGCAACACAAATTCGAGGTGGTTCTTGGCGTTGTCAGGTGATGGTAAATGGGAAGTCTCATTCTATTCTTGGGAGTACAGAGACGGAAGCTCAGGCAAAAGCTATCGCATTCAAGCAAGGATTCATAGAACAGAAGAATGCAAATAAGTCAACTCCATTTTTATTGGAAGACGCAATATCAAAATATATTGAGGAAAAAGACAAGGTTCTCTCCCCTTCTACGATTAGAGGGTATGACGCAATAAAAAGACTTCGGTTTCAAGAATTGATGAAAATGGATATTCATTCCATAAAAAAGAATGATTTACAATTAGCCGTGAATAACGAAATGGAAAAAGCGTCTACGAAAACAATCCGAAACTCGTTCGGTCTTGTAAAGACTGTTCTGGAGTACAATGATATTCCAGTTTCTAAAATACGATTACCGGAAGTCATGAAGAAGCGGAAGAGGTATCTCCAGGTTGAGGAAATAGGACCATTGATCAACGCTGTGGACGGTGATATATGTGAAGTTGGAATTCTTCTTGCGGTATGTCTCGGAATGCGACGATCTGAAATTCTTGGACTGTGCGGAGATTGTATAGATACAGAAAAGAATACAATTTATGTGATTCGAGCCTTTGTGTACGACAAAGACAATAAGCCTGTATTAAAATCTATCCCAAAAACCAAAACGTCAAATAGAGTAATCCCCTGCCCTGAATTTATCATGGAAAAGATAAAAGAAAGTTTGCCGGATGATCCTAAGAGAAGAATATTTAGATATCATCCCGAGACGTTGAGAAGACATATTCAAATGGCATGCAAAAAAGCTGGGATCACTATGACAAGTACACATGATTTAAGACATACAAACGCAGCATTAATGCACTTTGTAGGACTGGATGATCTGCACGCTATGCGCCGCGGCGGATGGGCTGATAAACGAACATATGTCAACACCTATTCCTATGTGTTTGAAAAGGCCGCAGACAGTGGAGATGAGAAATTCAATTCATATATTGAGGGATTAAAGGAACAAACTTCACAGCATATTTCACAGCAAACAGAGAAAACTATTGAAAAATAAAGGAGAACATGCGGGTTCGAATCCCACCCGCTCCGCCAAAAGAAAAGCCTTGATCCTCAACGGATCAAGGCTTTTTCCTTTGTGTATCAATGCTTTTTTTGATTCACGTTGGCTTGTGTCGTAGTCATCTTGAGCACGAAATTTTGCTTTTTGAGGGTACATTTTTCACAGCAATTTCACAGCAGTTTCAATGTTTCACGACATACTCATAATAGGAAGCGAGTTTATCTTTTACTGCGTCCTGATCGTCGAGCCAAAAAGCTTTCGCGAAGCTGATATAGGCGTCGATATTATTTATGCCCAATTTCTTAAAAACTTCGGACAGGTCACTATAAGTTGCATTCATGGCAACCTGGAATTTAATAGGGTCCTCTCTTATTCCGTGCTTTTCCATGATGCTACGAATTTGTTCCATGTTCCAGTGAGGCCCACGGGTCCCGTCGCTATTTTCCATTTTCCTCATCCACTCATGAGCAGTGGATTCATTGAGTTCTGGAACAGACATTGAACGAGCGCCGCCTACAAGATTGTTTTCTCCGTGCATTCTGTCTCCTTCTCTCTTGCTCGGGAAGTTTACAACTGATCCGCCGTGCATGTTTGTTTCGTAGTTACGTTCAAATCCGATAGGACGGGTGTATGATCTATCGTCAGAATAATTCATGCCCATATAGTTATTCTGAGGTTCGTATCTCATGTCAGACCAGTCGTGCATTCTCTCAGAGTAATAAGGCGGAAGCCAATGACTGCTCACATCATAATCTCCCATTCTGCTTTGGGGTGCATAGCGGCCATTGTCATAATGTTCACGCCCTCTACGATCTCGGAACTTATCTTCGGGGCCATATTCCATTCGATATCCCCGATTATATTCCTGATCTCGTTTATTCCCTCCAGCCATCATAAGCATTTTAGTCGAACGTTTCATTCGTTTTACCTCCTTAAGCAGTGGGGACAGGCGCTGCGCCACCATCAATACTCAATAAATTGTTATCAGGGGAACAACAAGGATTTCCTATCATACGGAACGAGCCGCCGGTCGGAGTTGTAGAAACACAAACGGAATAACGTGTACGGGTTCTAATACCCGCCGCAGTTACTTGAGAACAGTTGCGTTTTGTCAACGGATATAATTCAGTCCCAGTTCCAATGGTAATGTAGACAGGAGCATTGATAGTTGTTGTCGTAGGTATCGTTTGCGCAACAACAATGCAATACTTCTCTCCGTTTTTATAACTACCAGCCGGGAGGTTGATTTCAAGATTACCGCCAGTGAATGCGACAGCCTGAGAAATTACTAAGTTGTCACAAAGTTTACATACAGGTTTGCAAGACATAATTTTACCTCCGAAAAATCAAGGGCGGCAGACTATTGCCCGCCGCCCGAAGTAATCACGGCAAAGCCGGAATAGAGTGGCCTCTTTTAATCAGGTTAGCAACCACAGCCACAGCCGTTTCCGGCCCCACAGAAGGGATAAGGCGCAGGAACCTGATATGCTGGGACCGGCATCGGATTGATGCGACGGATCAGTTCAGAAGTCTGTGCATCCAATGTGGCCGTCAAATAGCTGTTCTGGCTGGCCTGGGATGCTGCTAACTTAAGAGCCTGATTCTCAGACTGGAGAGAATCAATCTTAGACTGAACCATGAAATCCATCAGACCGCGATAGTTTGCGTTCTGGTTGTCAATGATATCGCGGGTGCTATTCTGAATGGTATTTCTGGTATCGCATGCCTGAGTGGCCATGTCATAGCGAACACCCTGAATCGCATTCTGTGTCTGGCAGCAACAATCCTGGAGGTTATAGCCCAGCTGGCACATAGACTTGTCTACGCCACTGAAACCCTGAAGCATTGCAACATTGGTATTGTTGAATCCACCGGTAATTGCATTGTTCAGCGCATAGGTTGAATCACAAATACCCTGCTGGATGTTAGAAATACCACGCTCAACGCCATTAAAAGCAATTGCTTCATTCACATCTGCACGAGTGGCATAACCCTGGAACCCAGGGCTGTTAGAGCCGCCGCCAAAACCGCCCCAACCATTACCGCCCCAGATCATAGCCAAGATAATAATGGCCCACAGACCATCTCCCCAGCCGCCGAAGCCACTGTTGTTGCCGTTTCCGCTATCACTGCCAAGAGCGTAACCAGTTGCAAAATCATTATCCATTTGTTTTCTCCTTATCAGTTATTCACACCGGTGTGCACCCCGGATGCGTACAAAACACATCCAGTTTTTTTCAAGACCCGGAAACTGATAGGGAGTTTTTATTTATCTATTACTTGGGTTATTTATACCAAGTTGTCTGGCAATGTCATTGATAGATACGCCACGTTCTTTGGCCATATTTTCTGCCATTGTTTTTAATTGCTGAGGATTCTTTCCTTGAATCATTTTTAATGCTTGAGCCACTTGTGGATTTTGCCCCGCCATTTTTTGAAGTAGTTGCATAGGGTCTCCACCGCCCCGCATTGTTTGCACAAGCATCATAAGAGGGTTATTCATTGGTGCTATCATTGTTCTTTCCCCCGCCTTGTTTTAACTGTTCTACTTCTTGTCTAAGCAAGTTTAATTCATCCCTTGTTGCAAATTGATTTGTTTGCTGGAGGGGCTGATCTTGTTCATATCGGAATGAAAGAAAATCTGAGGAGCCGGTATTCTGATTAAATCTTTTGATGTATACCATTCCATGGCCTAAATCTGGCATAATGGTGCCAGGGCTAAAATAATCAGTCTGGACAGCGACAGCTTCCTCTCTGCTTGTTACCGGACGACAGGTATATCCATTTTGTTGGGTTTGCATTGAAGGTTGCTGTGGCTGTTGTGGTATCTGTGACCCAATATAAGTTTGCGGGGACTGATATTGCATCTGCTGCCCTTGGGGATAAAATTGATAGGGATTGTATCCATAAACTCCAGCCATTCTTTTTCCCTCGCTCTTTTTTATTGACATTATCATATCAAAAAATGGATATCCGCCTGTCCAAATGAAATCCAAATTAAGGACAAATTAAATACAAAAAAACTGCGGGGAATCACTCCCCGCAGTAAAAAGATTGTTCTGTTTTCTCCCGGATGTGCCGAAGGGCATTGTTTATTGTCCCTCTTGAAACATCCATCTCTGCCGCAATGGATTCAATCTGCCATCCACGACGATAAAATAAATTAAATATGGCTTTTTCTCTATCTGTTAGCCACTCACATTTTTCCATAGAGTTTAGTTGCTCTATGCTGTAAATGTAACGAGACAGAGACAACCGCCCTCCTTTTACAGCAAGCCTAAGCGACCAAGGATAGCAATCATCTCATCTCTTTTAGCAGGGCGCTCCGGGCTTGTACCATCCACGATGCCATTTGCCGCAGCCTTTGCCCAATGTCCCTCCTGTTGGGACCAGGCGGGCTCAGACAGCGTCTTCGCGTGGAGCTCTGCTTTCTGCATGAGCTGGTAGGCTTGTTCGTTGGTCATTTCAGAGATCAACTTTGCAATATCCATGGGTTCATCCTCTCCTTCCAGCCGCCGGTTGACCTCGGCGGCAATCTCTCCGTGCCGATTGTATAGATAATCCCCCGGGCACGCCTTGGCGGCAAACCACCGGTGAACCGTCATATTCTGCTTGTCCACCTGGCCGATCAGGGATTTATCCCCTTTCCACAGTAGTTTCTTGATCCCATTTCTCCGGCAGATATCCGTCAATAGGTCCAGCAATGCGGCGTAGGCTCTGTCTGACACCGGCCAATCCGGCGCCCCGCCGTTGTTGGCTACCTCAATGGTAATGGCCCGGTGATCGTTGGAGGCGCTGGAGGTACACCAGGACCGGTTGGCCTCCTCCACATACAGGGCAATCCGTCCGTCGCTTCCAATCCCATAATTGCTGCTGGCTTTACGAGACGGGTCAGCAAACAATGCCCCGCAAGTCTCTACGCTGGCATTGCCTGCCATGCAGTGAACGGAAACGGTGTCGATTACGTGGTTGCGCCGCCCGGAATGGTTGGGGGATAATTTGGTGTAGGTCACAAGAGGGCTGTTACTCATCTTTATCTTCCCCTTTTCCGTTGGTCATCTCGTCCAGCATAGATTCTGGAATATCATCTTCTGGATGTACAACAGACAGAGGAGCATTCTTTTCTTCCATAGGAATCCCCCTTTTACTTAAAAAGGTCTGCCAGTGTCTTTGTCTTAGACTTCATGTAGGAACGCTGAATATCATTCCATTCGTCCATTTCCTTTTCCCAGCCGGTCCAGCCCTGCTGCTGCGCATACATGCGGGAGGCAATGTCTACGTCCACGCCCTCTTTCTCGCTGATAGCCTTGATTGCCATGCGATTCGCATAAAAACGATTTGCCATACGAATTCTCCTTCTTTGTCTTTAGTTTTTGTTTGCAGTTTCTTTCTCAACTTCCGGCAAGCCCTTGATACTAACCAGCAAGGACAGTATGCCGGACAGTATGGTGGCCGACAGAACCACCGGCCATTCCACCGCAGAAAGCACCGCTGCCGCCCCAATCGTGGCAATGGCGGTCTCTGCCATGGTCTTGATTGCACGGATTCCCGCCGCTTTCCACCAGGCTTTCCATTTCTCACTCATTCCCTTCACCCCCTCTCACAGCCCGATTTTTGCCAGCAGAAACGCAATCACTGCCGCGAAAACAGCCCAGATTGCTTTATCAGCCAACCCTTCCCACCGGCGTGCGGGCTTGATCTGGAGCTCACTCACCTGGCTGAGTGCCGATGTGATTTTGGAGGACATTTCATCCAGCTTGTCCAGAATCTGAACATACTGTTCGTCCCGGCGTGCGCTCTCAGTTTCCAGGGCCCGGATGCGGTCATACATCTCCTTATGGGTCTGCCGGGCCGCATCCAAATGGCTGTTCAGAGACTTCTCCAACATGTTAGCCTTTTGCAGCCCCAAGCATTCATTCCCGGGGTTAAAGGTACACTTGTCCATGGGCATAACAGCCCTCCTCTCTCTGTGTGGGATGGTTCGTCAGGGTTCCACTTCCTCCCAAAACTCCGGATTCGTCTCCGGGGACCAGGTGTTGGTGTCAATCTTGCTGCGCCAGGTTTTGCCATCTGCGGTACAGCAGTCCCCTTTGGCGTAGGGGGAAGTGGAGAGGGAGAGGAAAGGCAGCGCCTTGTCCGGGTCAGTGGACCAGACAAATCCCCACTGGGCGGGCAGTTCCTCTGGTTCCTGGGGATAGATTTCACTGTCGTAAACCTGGATGAGACGAACCACCCGCCCGGCGGTGGACCGGCAGATAAAGCCATCTTTCTGGCCTGCCTTGCGCTCCAGCATGTTTTTGGCAGTTCTGGCCGCCTGGAAGTCTGGGATATACTCCTCTGCGGCACAGAGTTCCGTGCCAGTCATTGAGGGGGATTCTGCTTGCAAGTTGACTGCGGCAGACTTCCCCGCCCGGCGCAGGGTATCCAAAACAAACTCTTTTTCAGTCAACGTCATTCACTCCTTCTCGAATTGCTGCCGCCATAGCGGCCCAGGTAACGGGTTCCTCCGGCTCTTCCGGCGGGAGGTCGGGGTGGTCTGCTTCATAGGTGTCCAGCGCCTCCTGGTTGGTCTCCAGGCTTGTCACAGCGCCGTTTTCCACGGCCAGGGTCACAAACCCCTTTGCCGCAAGATAGGGGCTCAGGAGATCGTCAGGAAGAATCACACAGTTTGGGAAAGGTTGTCCCATGGGGTTGCCGTGGTTGCCGGTTTCATTGGGGGTTGGATTAATGTAGTGCATGGGTTACCTCCTTTATCCAAGTGCAATGAAAAAGTAGTTTGCATTTTTTGTATTAAGTTGTTGTGCGGCATTGCCTAAATACCAAGACAACGTATTTCCATCAAATTTGGCATTCAAGTTATACAACTCATTAGCCGAGCCTGGGCCTATCGAAAAGCCTTTTGTTCCAAGAACAAAAAAAGCAAACTTAAATCCAGAACTATCCTCTTTACCAATATTTCTAGCTTGAATATGGACGAATTTTGGTTCAAATCTAAATGTAAGAGTATTGGGATTTCCGCTCCCAGACGTTCCGGTTCCCACGTAGGAACCGGTTTCTATGCTTGTCTTATCCCCCAACACCCCCAGATACTCAATAGTGGTGCCTGCGGGGATGGCGGGGTAGCCGGTGACGGGTTGGTATTTTGTAGTGAAGATTGTTGTACTGCTGCCAACCGGTGATTCTCTTGTAATAACAGCATCCTCTGGAAGATAAACCCAATAATTAGGATCGCTAAAATTTCCGATTTCATCAGAATCCCATTCTCCACCAACTGTATGGAAAAACTTCCCTTTCATCAGGGATACATCTACACTGTTTGGCCAATATTGAGTTGCCCCTGAATCAGGGGCAAATGAGATGGCACCATTTTCTTCCACCTGAATAGTTGAGCCGATAACAACCCCACGGCCATCGTACGCCATACTTATTGGCGTCTTCCCTGCCACAACCTCCCCCAACACATACCCCGCCTCTTTCGCATCGTCTCCCTCCTGGTAGGCATTGCGGTTTGTGGAGGTTAGGTAGGTGATGTGGGTGCCTGCGGGTACATAGGGGTTCGATGTGACTTCCTGGTATTTATTAGCCGCCACTTCCAAATATCCAGAGGTATCAGGACGCTCTATGTCGAGAACCTCGATATCATCGGGGAAAAAGTAAACTTTTCCTACGATAGGAGGGTATAAAGGATGAATGTTTTCGGAATCCCATCCAGTAGGTGCGTCAATACAGATTGCAAAACTACCACTCAAACACTGCTTTGCTACATAAGCATCATTATTGTTTCCACTCCAAGTGGACTCCACATCTAAGAGGCTATAGTTATCCAAAGAGATAGTTCCGTTAGCATCAACAGATATCGTCTTCGAATATCTCCAAACGCCCCTCTCTGTTACGTTATAGTTAGAATATCCACCAAAAATGTCTATGTTTGAATTCTGAACGGGTCCCAACGTATACCCTGCCGGAATCTCCTCCTCCGTAGTCACCGTCTTCCTCCACACATGGACGTTGCCGATGTTTGCAAGGACGTTGAAAGCATCGTTGGGGGTTGAATTAGCTCCCGTAGAAAGGCCCAGCGTGGAGATCACCGTATCTGAGAGAAGGTTTGCTTTGTTTAGAGGGGTTCCCCGCTGGGTCCAACCATCCTTGTTGATCCCATTGAAATCTACGGGAAATGTCCCGGCAATCATGGCCTGCAAAAAGTCCTCATAGGTTGGATAGAGGGACAAGGCTTCCCCCACTGTCTTTAGGTATCGTGAATTCCCGTTCCCTTTCATAATGGCATCTTGCACTAAAACACACCCTTTCTTAAAATTCTCCGCACATGGCCTCTCCCGCCATGAGATAGGATTTATCCATCCATTGGAACATGGATTCTACTTGGACAAGGATCTTTTCCAAATTGTTTGCTTCCTGGAAGGTGAAACTCTGCATATCAGATGGGGCTTCTGGAAGATCAGGTACAAAGGGGAAAGTCTCTCGGATCCGTTTAACGTTAGAAACATATCCCTCAGATTGCTCTAATGTTGACTTGTCCTCTTTCACCCAATAATCTCTGCCCGGTTCTGGATTGACTGGAACATACGGGTTTACATACCCACGGGAATATAAACTATCTGAAAGGAACTCGGCAGCCGTTGTAACCCGGTTCATATCAGTTTCGTTATATGCTCCCTTATAGCTTGTCTGTGCAAGCTGAATTAGTTCTTCTTCTGTCTGATCTTCTTTGGATAAAATCGTAAGAAGTTCCTCAATGTCCGCCTGGCTACGGTCTGTAATGAGCCGTATGACATAAAGCCGAAAAGAAGAGGACAGACCTGCTTTGTCCGTTGCGGTAACAGTGATGTAGTTCTCCCCCACGCGAAGCGGCACCGTATGTGAGAACTGTCCGTGTTCATCAATAGCCGCTTCCTCCCCTCCCACAAGCAAGGTGACAGGAGATGTCGTCACATCCTTTGTTACCCCTTCCACCGTAATAGATTCATCGTCAACGATTTGCCTATACTCATGCACAGTCAGCTCAGGCGGAACCGTATCTACAATGTAAACCGAAGATAAACTGGCTTGATTCCCGTCGTTGTCCTGGATGGAGGCGGTCAAGCTGTGATTCCCTTCGCTCAGTTCATTTCGTGGAGTATAGGTGAATTGATACCCGTTTTCTGTAGCCTGCGTGGAAATATCTCCCTCGCCCCCATCAATCAGCATGGAAAGAGAGGATGAATCAATCCCGGAGCCGTTCTCCTCGTCAAATGCTTCTACAACAAAGGTAGGAACATTGGTTGTCAATATCCCTTCTGCCGGAGATAATAGCAGAATAGTCGGGGGGACTTCCTCTTGCACCGTCAACCGAAGCCCAGAAATATTCGTCCCATCCGTTGTGGTGGAAACGCCCTTGTCATTCGTCGCGGTTATTTCTGTGTTGAAATATCCCCCTTCTTCATTGTGGGAGGTTTTGGCCGGAACAATGACAGTCTCATATTTCCTTGTCGTTTCATTAAATGTAAGAGTGTATTCCTGTCCATCGAACGTCGCTTTTACTGTGGTTATCGACATGAACTACACCTCCCCACTTTGAAACTCACCCGACAATCTGATCTCTTCCTGCTCTATCGTCTGCACATCAAGTACGATCACTTGGAGCAATACAGAATCCCCGACATTTGCAGTCACTGGCGTGAACGTCGCTGAGATCACAATAGGAGACCACTCTTCTGCCATTTAGATCACCCCCATTTTTTCACCACTCCACAATAATGCATCCAGGTTTCCCATCCTGTCCCGGGGTACCGTCTTTTGGGTAGGATGCAATATAAGTTTCTGTATAGCCATCCTCAGAGGTCCACTGTGCATACTTTCCGTTTCTCCCCTGTTCGCCTCCAGCGCCGCCAGAACCTTCCAAGGCTGTTATAGTCCCTCCATAGTCAGGGCCTTTCTGTGCATATACAGCGCCGCTCTGGATGTCCATAATGCCAACCGGATATGGTTTTCCATTTGCAGAAGTGTACACTCCAAAAGTAGTGTCTGTGCCAGGGGTGCCGGGTTCACCGTCGTCCCCACGGCTGCCATTGGTTTCTCCGCCTGCACCGCCTTTCCCGGCAGTTCCACAAGAATAGTCATATTGTTGGTTTGCTATCGCGGTTACCTCGGTAATAAACACATTCCCGCCATCTCCTCCAATGCCGCCAGCCGTGTCTTCTGGGTCAAAAGAATCGCCCCATAGGATATTCCCTGCACCCCCTCCCATACCACCGGCCCCTCCCCCTATCAATGTAACGCGGAATTTCCCAGCCTCTTCCTTTACAAATGTTCCAGAACCTGTCAGAACTGTTTTGTTTGAGTATGCAGAATCATTGGGAGATTGAACGAGATAAGAGGGCATGTTTACCATAACGCCATCTGCCAGGGAGAGCTGTTGCTTATACAATCGAGCAGAGATCGTGGTGAAAAATTGAGTGTCTACACTCTGGATATCTCCGCATTCACTGGACGGATTGCCTCTGTGCTGTACTTCGAACGAACGTCCACCATATTCAAACAGGCAGGAAATAACCGCTTTTCTCGCATCATCCGTCGTATGAATAAATGGGTTATCTACGCTTAAAGATACCTCGGATTCTGTGTTGTTTCCCGGAAATACCACTTCTTCTCCATCATCCAACGTGAATGTAATGTCCGAAATATCATCATTTGCAGACATTTCAGGATAGGAGTTCATGTTGTCTAAGGTAATCCTGTTGCCCTCAATTCTTTGTAATTTCCCTACTCTCAATTTCCCGGTCTCAAAATCTTGCCTGGGCCAAGTATTCGTTGCCATGCATGCGAAACGAAGCATTTCACCGCACTTTTTCCCTGTACATTCTTCTTCTGCTGCTGTAATGTGGATATCCTTTACATCATCATCTACGATATAATTTTTCTGAAAGTTAATGCCCAGGGAAAGCATAATCGCCTCAATCCACCCAGAAAGCGTTGTGGGAAGTGTATCAGGAACAACAAATTTCCTTTTCGTCAGTGCCCCAATAATATCCAGAAGATCAAATTGTACAGTTAAATCCTTGAGTTTCCACCCCGCAGATTGCTGATAGTAAGTCCCGGCGGGCAACCATTCAATAGTTCCATCTTCCAACCGCATTCCAAAATCAACAATGATTCTTTGCCGATCTTCAATGGATGTGAAGAGCGTATTCGGAGCATAAGGATCAAATCTATGGTTTTCGTTGTACAAAACAACTGTGCAAGTAGAATATGGAATGGACAATCCAGAGAATGTAACCTCAGAATATGTTTCAACTGATTTTAGAATGGACCTGTCCCAAATTTCATATAGGCCGACCATCAGCCGGGGGATTCTAACCCGTCGACCGCCAAGGCTCCATTTCTTAATGGTAACGCGAATTTTTGTAGGGTTTTGAACGGTAAAGCCATCCAAAACAGTCAACGTACTTTTGTTCCCTGTTTTTGTGTCTGACCAAAGAAGGGTATCGCCGCTGTAAATATCCAACGTAAATTCTGTTCCAATTCCATTGAATTCTTTTTCACTGAACCGGAAAGAGAATGCTTGCAATATACTTAGGTTTTGAATTTCAAACTCAATATAAGGATATGGTTCAGAAAAGACGCCGAAAGAATCACATAGAGATTCAGATACCCAACCAACTTGTCCTATCTGATCCATTGGGTCATCTGGTCGGATATTGAAAGTTCCGTTCAGGATCCATCTGTTAGGTTCCAAGGTCGCTATATTCTGTTCGCTCTCTGTTGTGCCACGGTTTGTTACCTGATCTGTTAAGGAAATATCACTCTCATCATTTGTTGTTATGTTTGTTATGATCATATCTGGGTCATATAGGTCAAACACAACTCGCACAAATTGTCGCCTTGAATCAGATATAACCGCTTTTTCATAGGCTTCACTGTGATCAATCATGGCCATCAATCTCCTCAAAGGTCAGTTTGTATGCTGCCCATTCAGGTCCGTTATCTCTCCAACGTGTAAGGGAAGGAGATGGAGGCTCCATCAAGTGAAACCACCCTTGTACCAACTTTGTGCCACCTGTGGATGGGAGAAAGAACAACTGATGCCGACGTGATGCCTTGAATACAGTATTGAGACGGGACATTGTTTCATAGTCGATGGATGAAAAGTTGACTTCTACCACCCATATAGTGGCACGGATTTCTTCCACTCTTCTGCCGGATATCATCCGCTCAGATACGCCAAGTTCTTCCTCATAGGCGGTGTAATCCCCTTCTTCCAAGTCTTCAATTTCAATTCCGTCAATTGACAAAAACATATTTTCCATTTAATCACTCACAATTCTGGGGGACTGATCCTCTACTGCACGAATATCATTAACAATTGCTCTTGCAAATGCTTTCCCGTTGACATTCAGAACAATTTCCCTGTCTCCCCGTGGTGCACTGGCAAAAGACACAGCGTTTGCTACCCTGTACGCGCTTCCGTTACTTTCTACCTGCTTGGCTTCCATGGCGTTATCCGTGCTGCGTGTGAGGCGGTAGGAAGCACTCCCAGCACTCACAGTGACCGTTTCACGAAGCCTTGCCGCAGCGTTTATCCGGCTAATTTCCGCAATAATACCATCGGCAACTTTCTTCGCTGCGGCAATTGCGGTAGAACCTTCTTCCTGTACACCAACGGCAAGGGATGTCATAGCATCCTCTCCCGCTGCTTTTAGCTCATCAGGCATTTTGTCCACGAATTCTTGGTTAAGAGATTCAAACTCATCTTGATAAATCTGTGCCGCAATATTCTTTGCCGCTTCCGCCCGTTTCTGGTATGCTTCCATATAGGCAGTATATTGATCGTCATTCAGGCTTAACAGTTTTTCCGCGAAGGCCGTCGCCTCGTCCATCTCCATTTGAAGAATTTCGGAATAGAGGCCAGCATCAACCCCTTTTTCCTGAAGGGCAAGCATTGCATTTCCGTATCGTTCAATCTCTTGAATATCCTTATCCAGGTTCAGAAGACGGGTTTCTCCCTTATAATCTGTTTCGAAAAGATTATCTCCAGACAATTTAGAAGCCAGGGAATCACGATCACTTTTCAGGTCATCCAAAGCACTTTGATACTCATCTTCCATCTCCTCAAGAGCATCAATGGCACTCTGCAACTCTTCCTTCTGTGCCTCTTCCTGCTTTTTTAGCTGTTTCTCATTCCAATCTTCTTTGAGCTCGGCTATCTCGTCCAAGATATCCTGTCGTTCATCAACTTCTGCCTCTTCCAGCCGTTCATACTTTTCTGCCAGACTTTTTTCATAGTCCGCGAGCTCCTTTTCATCTGCCCGCTTCTGTGCTGCGGCCTCAATCTCCGCAATCTTGTCATAAAGTTTAGAAGTTTCTTTTAAGACAACATCAGCAAGTTTTCCAGCCGCTGCTTGTGCGTTTTTTGCCTTGTCATTTAATCCAAGTACCAAACCGGCAACAGATTGCTCACCAATCCAACGAAATGCCTTAGAGGGAGAGTGGATATCCAACGCGCTTTTAGCTGCGGCAAGTGCGCTCTTTGCCATATTGGATGCAGCACTGATCGCCTGGCTTGCCCCTGCATTGATACCCGCAGCAACACCGGAAGCAATGGCCAGTCCAACACTTTTCGCAGCCCCAGAGGCACCAGTTGCGGAAGAAAGCACCGAAGTAGTCACAAGATTATTCAGCGCAGAAACAACATCAGGCGTCCCAGATGATATCCCAGAAGATATTTGTTCGACGATTTTAGAACTAATCAAAGTCGAAGAAGCTGTAGCGCCCAAGGCAGCCTGAACGCTGCCATCAATCATTCCGGAAAAAGCTGTGCTTAGAAGTCCACTGGAAGAGGTAATTGCTCCCGCCGCAGAATTGACAGCTGTTTCACCAACTGTTCCTGCTCCAGATGCAGCGGAATCACCAGAGGAGATTGTGTCTCCCACCACCCCTTTCATGGTAGATGGCATAGAAGATGCTGATATCTTGAGAGAGCCATCCGCATTCGTGCCAATCGTATACCCTACTTGTTGCCCACCAGATGCCGCTGCGCCTTGAGCGCCAGAAGTAGCATTGTCGACCGCGGTTTTAGTCGATTGCTCCATTTCGGCTTCCGTTGATGGCATGCGGCTTGAGTATCCGTCACCGAATCCTGCTGCTGTTTCGCCTCCATTTTGGGTTGCTGTCTGCTTCCCCGCTTCGCCCGCTTGATCTGCGACTTGCTTAGTTGCGTCTGAAACCGTTTGCCCATTTGATACGATCCCGGCGGCCATTAAAAAGTCCCAAGTTTGCCCCGAATTCAGAAAAGGAGTTCCGTTTGCAGATGCATATTGCGCTGCTTGATCTACTATCTTTTGGATACTCTCAGGCAGGACGTAGGCATACTCATTTGCCCCTTGGGCAAGTTCTGTCGGTATGTAGCCGCCAGCCTCACGAAAAACACCAACCTGCTCTTGCATGGCGGCTCGAGCTTGCTCAATGAGACCCACCATGTTAGCCTGCATAGATGGAGACATTTCATTCCAGGATGCGGAAGCCTCCGAAATCAATTGCTGGTATAGAGAGACTGCGTTTCCAACGGCAGATTCAACCTCTGCAATATTGCTTCCGTTAAACTCTACAAATCCATCAGAAAGACGCTGGATAGCTGAATTAAGCTCATCCATACTCTGCGCGGCACCAACAGTCTCAAAATTGTTTATTGTCTGTTGGTAATCCAGGGCAGAATTTTTGGCGTCCTCATAGGCCCTTTCAGCCTGTCTGACTTTATCCTCTGCCGCTGATATCCCCGCCAGCGACCGTTCATCTCCCCTGCTGTTTGCTTGTACCTCAGCAAGATTCCGTCTGGCCTCTGCGAGGTTATCCACAGCCTGGGTCAAGTTTTTATTGGCCTCTATTTGCCCGGTTAGAGCATTGCTATACTCCTCCTGCATAGCATCCAAGGCCATTTCTTTTTTCTTGGCAAAAATCAGTTGGTCAATGGAATCCGCTACTTCTATGTAGACACCAGCCTCATCTTTTGCTAAAGAAATTGCGTTGGGAATGACGCTGTTAATTTGTTCCGCAAGGAATTGGGCTCTCTGTTCATACCCATCTTTTACTTTTCCGTTGGCATCAATCAGACCTTGGAGTTCAGAGATATAATCTTCGGTTGCTCCAATTTCTGCATTTACACTGGAAAGGTTAGATTCTCTTGCTTGGGCAAGCTCTTCCTGCTGCTGCTTCTGTGTTTCCAGATCATCATTTAACTCTTTTATGCTGTCAGACAGTTGTGCTTGGCTATCCGATGCGTCGTCAGTTACTGCGTTGTAAATAACAAATGCACCGGCAATCGCCGTGACCGCAGCGAGAGCGGCCCCCCAGGGCGTTAATGCCATTACCGCATTGTATGCCGTTTGAATGGCCGTCCCAGCCTTGGTGACCATACTAAGCGCCTTTACTGCTTCAGCGCCTGCTTTAACCCCTGTAACAAATTTGGAAATATCGCTGATAAGTAGCGCAGCCTTAAATACTCCAATTGAAACTGCCGCAGAGGCAAGAATAGCGACAAAAGTTTTAACCGCATTGACAGCCTGGGTAAAATCAAAGTTTCGGATAAACTCCAACGCTGCGTCCGCAATGTCAGACAACGCCGGTTTGATTTGCTCGTAGATAGAGATGGCAAGATTTTGGGCCTCAGTCTTGACCATCTGTGTCTTGTGCTCCAGCGTATCAGCCATTGTGCTGTACGCTTTCTCTGTGGTACCTGCGCTATTCTGTAACTTCTCCAGGTTGTCATTAAAGGTGTCAAGGCCCTGGGACACAATAGCGTTTGCAGCTTTGCCAGCTTCGGCGCTCCCCCAAAGATTCATAAGGGCTTCGGCGCTGCCATCAACATGATCAGAAAGAACCTCAATCACATCGCCAAGGCTCTTTCCTTCCTTCATTAAGGTGCCAAAACTCTTTCCGGTTTCTTTCTTGAGGATCTTCCCAACTTCGCTGCCGGTGTCGCCAAGCTCATTCAGCATGGAAGAAATATAGGTTGTGGATTCTTCTGTGCTGATACCTGCCTTTGTTAGGCTGACATAGGCAGATTCAAGGTTGCCCAGATTGACATTATAGGCGGAAGCTGTACTAATCGCTTTGCCCATTGCGCTGGCAAGCTGGTCAATCGTAGTAACACCAAGGTTTTGCGTCTGAATCAGGCTGTCCGAAATTGATTCAGCATCGGAAGCACTCATCCCATACGCATTGATGGTGGTTGTGAGGACAGAAAGCGCAGATTCTGCATCTGTGAATCCTGCTGTGGCAAGTCGGGTTGCATCCCCAACGAGCGAAACCGCGTTTGCAGTATCTCCAGTTGCGGAAATGGCGTTGTAAACCGCCCCAGACAATTCACTTGCGGATACCCCCATCTCCGAAGACAAGTTCTGGATAGAGCTTTTCATGTCTTCGACGGACATCTGTGAAGTGTCCATGATGGTTTCAACCTGGGCAAAAGAAGATTCAAACTCTGCCCCGATCTTGCTTATCGCGACAAGTGCTCCAGCGGACGCAGTTGCGACAGCGGCAAAACCTTTTATAATTCCGTTTAGTGCCTTCGACGCAACAGAATCAAGGTTTTGCAGTTCTTTGACTGTGAGCTGTGTGTTCTTCCGCTGCCTCTCAAGTGGGTCATCAGACTTCTTGGACCTTTCTTTCGCTTTTTTGAGCGCCTTTTCTAAATCCGCAAGAAATTCGTCATAATCGCCCTTAATTTCAATGATTACAGAACCATCTGCCGCCAATCACTTCACCCCCTCGCCCTAAGTTTTTTCTGTGCTCCTTTTCGCTTCCTCAAATCGTTTCCGCACCTTTTCGATCAATGCCGCGTCTCTCTCTTCGACAGTCTGTACTTCTCTCCTTCGATCATCTTTAATCGCATAGAGAGCCCGCATTTTTTTATAGTGTTTCTTTTCCTCTTTACTCATTTTGGAAATGTCGGCTGTGCGATATCGTATGCGCTGCATGAAAAGTGTCTCAGAAGGAAGATTGAATAAAAGACGACGAAAAGCCCACCAGTGCAAATCATCCTTAGATAGGTCTATCCCATACGCCGATAGAAAGGAGGCAAGGATTGCCTCTGAATCAATTTCAAAGTCATATACCCTGCCTCCTTTCTTTTTTGCTTGTTCTTGTGTTGCCTCTTTGCTTTCTTCCCCACGAAAGAACCACAACATTGCGTCGAACGCTGCGGATATATTGGAAGGAATCCCGCTCGGGTAGAACAAATTCAAAAGACCTACAACATCTGGATTTTCTTCTTTCAGAATCTCAAGTTCGATAGAAATCCCAACGCGAAAACTTGGATTAATCGGGAAGAATTGCCCATCTACATCTACGCTGGTGGGGAATCCGTTAAATGGATTCTCTCTCACGATCTTTTACTCTCTGTTCAGCTTCGGCACGCAGCTTTGCCCGTTTTTCCGCTCTCAACTGGGAATCATCCATGATAGAGGGAGAAGAAGGCGGATTGAAATCTACCTTCATAGAGCTTACAGTTGCGGATACTTCTTCGCAAAACTTGGCATAAGCATTGATAATGTCTCTCGCGTTTACATTGTCGCCGAAACACTTCTTGCTCGTCCCTTCGCCACAAAGCACGTCAAAGAAATCCATAAATGCATTGCACATCATTCTGATTGCCTTAATGCCATTTTTGGCGGGATCTTCCTGAATCATTTCTTTCACACGTTTTCCAACTTCAGCGATCTCTGTCACACCATTGGTATATAATTCCAAGTTGACGAGATCGAAAGTATCATACTGAATCTCAACGCCGTTTATATTGTAGGTCTCCATAATTTATCCTCCTGTCAGTTAAACACCGGAATCGTCAGAATATGTGTAGGCAGCGGGAGCAGAGGTCGCCATAATATCAATGTCAATTTCCGAAGATGCACCGGCATCCCCGGACCCATCAGAGTTCACAATGATAGATGCTGTCCCCTTCTCTCCCTCTCCTGTCAACAGAGAGAAATACACATAAGGTTTAACGACTTTCTGGCCAGTACCGAACTTGATTGCGTGAGACAACACAAAGTCTTGGAATTCATCTCCAAAGATACGGTCACCAGTAACATTGAATGTACGTTGAGTAGATGTTTTGGTAGATACCGCCCCCTGTCGGATATACGCTTTTTCATCCGTTTCGGGGTTCAACTGACTATCCACCGATGCAATACCGGACTGAACTACGATATAATTAGCTACTTTTCCGGCTGATTCTTCCGCGATATCTACGGCAAGAACAAAATCGTCATTTGTTGCAACCCCCGCAAACTCAGCGGAAGGGGTGTAATCAGCCATCAGAGCGGAAAGTTTCATAATATTTCCTCCTAATAAATAAATTTCGGCTCGTCGGCTCACGAAAAAAATCATTCAGATGTGTAATCCATCGTCATAATAATTTGGTGATCTTCTGTTCCATCCTCATATCGGTTAAATAAAACGGAATCAGGATCACTTTCGCTTCGAGAAAATTTGACAACCTTTTTTCCGTCCTCTAATTGAGGAATTGTTCCATTGTTGATAATCCAGTCTGCAAAACTTTCTAAGGTTTCATCAGCAGTAAGACGCTTGTTATTGCTGTTCCCAGGGATAACACGGTAAATGATCTTGAATGTATATCTTGCTTGATATGCACCACGAACATATTTCCTAACCATAAATGTGCCCTGGGGCGTAGACAATGACATCCCTTCGGCATCATCAGGAACATAAGTGAAGTTGATCACCCCAACGGGCTTATCTGGCCAATTATTGAGCCAAGAAAGCAATGATCTTGAAATAGATTCTTGCTCTTTATTCGATATTTTTTGTGCCATAGATACCTCACTTAAAGGACTTTTTATAGGCCTCTTCCCACCTGGACATGAACTCTGCCTTTGCCGGTTCAATCCAATGTGGTCGAGCAGAGGACCTTGTAAATACCAAAGATTTTCCTGATGGAACCTTCCGAACTCCGGTGCGGGATCTCCACGTCCCATCGGGAAGCCGAAATCCCGCAGCTCCTGTTTGAGGGTCTACGTAAACAATTCCTTCCCAGAGATAATGGGCATAAGGACCGGGATAGATAATTTCATCATCTAAAATCCTTGTGCGGGCAGCTAAAGTGCCATTCAACCAAGGTAGGAATTTGCTCTCTGTATCTTTCGCTACATTTTTTGTAAGTTCTTTGTTTGCTCTATCAAGTTTCGCTTTGATCTTGTCAATATCAATATCGACATGAATAACGACACTTGCCATTAAGCGCCACCAACTTCCCAATGCTGCATCGAAGGAGAGCCAAAATCTTTTGTATCCACTTTGGTGATCCTGTGAACATTATCGTAAATCCGATTCATCCACTGAAAGTCCTTCCCTTGCTCAACGATTTCTCCCTTAACAAAGAAAGTAGTTGAGCTTTGCATAGAATTCGTGTCAAGGGTCCACAAATTGCTTTTATCTTCGGCAGCTTCATATTGCTTTGGGGTTGCAAATCTTTTAGGAAAACCTGTAATCCCATCAATAGCGTTTACATTAAATGGAATAAATAGGTTGACGACGTCTGCACCTTCCAGCCCACTTTCTCTCACATTGGCGGCATGAGCAGCATCAAAGAACACACCCCGCAAAATGGTAATGTTATAAACAGATTCGAAAGTGACTTCATCTTCTGTTATTGTGTAAACAGTTATAGAGTGTGGGGCGTACATGGAAAGCACCTCCCACCGCGATAGAGCAAGCCAGTTCTTCCAAGATATCTGGATACAATGGAAGACATCTCAGCTGTAGAATTCTTCGCTAATTCTGCCGAACTTCGGTAACTCACAGAGTAACTACCAACCGTCTCACTGGACTTCTCTCCGGTTTCGCTTAGAGATGATTCTTGCGCTTTCTCAACAACCTTGTACTGCTCAGCAAGAGCACAACAAGCGTCCTTTATTTCCAGCATAGACGCATGCTCAGAGGCTTTTCCAACTGTGATGTAGTCCAGATATTCACTTGCCCGCTTTGCCAGCATTGGGAACTCAGATTCTGAAATCAACGTCCCAAGGTAGGTTTCTTTGTAATATGTATAATCCGCATATACCATAAGAAACCTCCTTTATTTTCCCGACTTTCTGGACGCTTTTGGTTTAGGGTCAAACGTAGCTTTTTTGAAGTTGAATATTACAGCACTTTGCTCATCAACTAAAACCTCAAAAGTATCATTTTCCTCAACGCGGAAAATAATATCTGCATCAAAAGGAATGTCCTGTTTGGTTGGCGATCCATTCTTTTTGAACGTCATTACACTTCCGGTTTTCGTCAGATGAAACGGGAAATAATACCCGCTCTGCTCTTCTGGGGCGCTGCTGAATTCCGTATAATCAGGAACATAGTGGAATGTCCCGACTACGGAACCATCTTTCTTAACCTTCAAATCATCACCTACAAGCTCTGAGACTTGTTTCCCCAATAGGGTCTGACTGCTGGGGAAGAGCGTTAAGATGTCAGACCCGATCATTCCCCCGCCGGTGCATAAATAGCAAAGGGAAATGCCTTTGTATTGTCAACATTATAGGCGTTGATCGGGTTGGGGATTTCCCAGCCCAACCGCATTACGGCACGAAGCGCCACCATGTCGTTCTGCATCAAGTTATAGAGAATATTCCCCGTGGATGGATCTTGTACCACGCCGCTGTCGAAAATCTTGAAGGTCATGTCCTGTCGGATGGAATAAACCAGCTGGCTCCAGTCACCCACGATGGCAAGGGTCTCCTCCGGGTCATAAGCACCGTTCACGGGAAAATACATGTTCATTCCGTCCAATGCGTAGCGGGTATCGCCCTGCATATCGGTCTTAAAGATAGGCTGACCGTTCTTGTCCACCAGGCCACGCAGCTTGGCGCGCATCTGAATAGCAGCCATCACGCCGTTGGGGATATAGCCGCTTTCCTCCACCTTTGCGATCACGCCATCCTCCCCCATGATGTCCTTGAAAATGTCGCTGGTGGCTGTCACAACTGCACTTGCGGTAGTAGCTGAAGGGACTAGTCCCTCACGCCAAGAGGTGGGCTTATCCGTGCCATAAAGGATGGCAGCATCGATAACCTTACCAAACGCCTCTTGGAGGCGGGGACGAACCTCGCCCCAAATGTCATAATCACTGTCGTCTAATACCGCCTCGGGAATGGGGACGATAACGGCGATCTCCTCGGCGTAAATTTTCTTCTTGTCCCAGGCCATGTTGGTGGTCTTTTTCAGAGAAGACTTGGAATCGGATGCGCCAGTGGTCGCCTCTCCGTTCACAAAGTAGGCGGTGGGCAAAGCATCCAGCACATTAAGAATCTGCGTTTTGCTGGTCATATTGGGTAGCCGCCGGGCCATCCGAAGCACGGCAGATTCCGTAACAGCGCCCTGGATAATCTCGCGGGTCACAGGCTCGGGGATAAGCCCGGAAAGTTTACTTCTGTCAATAATATCGGCCATTGATAGGCTCCTTTCTTATTTGAGTGCGCCCCGTATAAGGGCATTCATTACGTCATTTTCTCCTGTTTGGGGCTTTCCTCCGCCCAAAGGGGCGGTCCAGTCAAAGGTGGTCTTCTTGCGGTCAGCGGTGAGTGCGTCCACGGCCTGCTCGAAGGTAGTCTTATCGTCTACCATCTTCCCGGCCTTAAATGCAATAAATTCTGCCTCTTCCCCACTAAGACCCTTTTTAAGTACATACAAATCTCTTTTGAGCTGGTCTCTTTCGTTTTCTGCTGCGGTCAGCTTCCCGGAAAGAACCTCTCTCTCCCCGGTCAACCGTTCCCACTTATCCCTTTCAGACTGCTGATTTTCTTTCCATGTCCGGAACGCATTTAACTCAGCTTCATCTGGGATACCCTTTGTTGCCTTTGCTACCGCTCTTGCTTTTTCTTTACTGATAAGCGCGTCAACTTCAGCCTGAGTAAAGGTCACCTCACCACCTGTCCCCGGTGTCGGGTCCTGTACAACAGGATTGTTAATAGGTTCAGCCATTTTACAAACCTCCGTTTTTTGTTTTTGGCCCGTCGGCCACCGTTTAACGCCCGTCGGCATAAAAAACGAGCCATTAACTACCAAATATGGTAGTCAATGGCTCAATGGCTCTCGATCAGTTATATTTGATTTCTCCAGACCAACTACATCTGGTCCCATCCTGTCTTTTTTGTTTGCACATAACATATACGCCGCGTGCCCCAGGTTTTACTGGATGGATTTTTTTCCCGCAATTTGGGCAACAAAACCATGTTTTCCCATTTATCTCCTTAATCAATATGTAACCGCCGCCCTTTCGTATTGTGTTGGAAGTCCAGCTTTTTTGCTGAACGCATCATAATATTTCCGAAGCCTTTTAATTCGAATATTTACAGCTTGCGCGTCCTCTGAAAGCGCCGCAGCTTCATACGCCTTAGCTTCTCTTCGTAGTTTTCTAAGCGTTCTTTCCACTCTCCGCTGCTCCTGACTTGCTTCATATTGATTATATTCTTTCCCTTGATAAGCGAAGGGCGGTTTATCTATCTTATTTAAGTCCTCATCTGTATAGGTTCGATAAGATACTCCTTCTATATACGGATAATATCTGTGGTAGCAATTCCACCCTCCGAGACCGGCACCCTGTCCAAAACCTGTTGTCAACTCAAAGTCTTTATACTTTCCTTTTGAGGTTTTCGGCTTCTTTGACCAACGATATACTTTCCCTTGCCATGACGCATGGTTCTCAATCCCATACCCGGTGTTTCTTGCACCTGCATGAGCTGTTACCTCTACGAGATCGGTCTCCAAGTCATCTTGCAATGTTTCCATATAAACTGTATTCATTCGGTTTATGCTTGACATTACCGCCCGCCGGACGGACACATCTACTTGATCTCTATGTCCACTTTCCCAGTCAACCGTTTTTAGGCCGCTGTCCGCCAGACCTTTCACAGCTTTCCTAATAGCCGAGTTATAATCAATCGCACCAGACATAATCTCAAGTTCCGCCTGGTCTAACGCCCATTGATATGCCTCCAACGCAGACATGACTTTTTGGGAATTGCTCATCCCAACAAACCCCATCGAACGAGTGATGTTCCTATATTCTGAAAGAGCTTGCTTTCTAATCGCCTCAACATCCAAGTCGTTAATCATTAACTTTGGCGTTGTAATCGCTGCGATTGTCAACATTTCCTTCGCATAATTTTGATATCTTGAAATTACATCATCAAGTAGTTTATTTAACTCTTTCTCTCCAATCTCAGTTACAGAAGATATTGCTTCTTCAATTTCTTTTAGATCAATTCCATGGCTCCTTAATGCTCTGATTGCTTCAACTGTTACCTCATTAAGTTCTCCTGCTTTTTTTAGCCTTTTACATATCTCAATAAGAAGTGTATCTTCGAGCCCCCTAAACAGCTTTGCGAGCGGTTCTGGCATTGAATCTAAAACTTCTGGAGTGAAAGGATATCTCGGCATTACTCCACCTCATCCTGCTCCTCATCAGTCATATCTTCCATGCGTGGCAGCATCTTTTTAGCGGTTATTTCATCTTCATTATACCACTTCATACGATATTCCCAGTCATTCATGATTCCGGCAGCTAAGTCTTGCCGATCATTGTTGCGCTCAGTTGTCTTGTCCTCAATGATAGAATCGTCAAAATCAATAGTAACTTTCGCATCCTCGTTCAACCCCGCCTTCATAGCTGTGTTGCCCAATTGCAAAATGATCTGGCACAATTCCCTAATAGCCTGCTCTAAAATAATTTCATGCTTTTTTATCGTTCGAAACATGGTGCTATTTTCACTAATAACTTGAGTTGCCGTTGTAAGATTCCCTCCGTCAAAACGGTAATAGGTTTCTCCGAATCCGCATTTGCTCGACAAAAGATTTAATTGAGTTTGTATGCCTGTCGTGTGTTCATTGGTCCGCAAAGTCATATCAATTTGGGTAATTACTGCACCGTCGTCTGAAATGTCTTCGGGAAGTACATAAAAAGACAAATCATCAGGGTCAAAAACCGGTTCCCCATCTATATATTTTGTCACTGCCGGTTTTACCATGATTCTCTTTTTGCCAAGGATGAACTCATTTACGTAACTGTCAAATGCAACGTCTACACCCTTTAAGTTATCAATAGCGTTCGCATATACCGGAATACCAAGCGGAATAGAATAGTCTAAATTGTTTGCAATGTTGGGTCGATCAATAACAAATCGTCGCTTTCCAGAGCCGGTGTGAACAACAGGTGGAACCTTCTCGAAACCAGAGACAGAAGACAAGGATACTTCTTTATCTACATTTCCATTCCTATATAGATAAATCCGATTTTCTATGTCATAAAGTGCATTGACTTTATGGTGAATTTGCAGGTAACAGTAATCTTGTCCATCAACCGTAATAATACTATCAAACGCGCATTCTATGATAACCCCGTTTTGCCAAGACAGTGGCCAAATATGTTCCACAGTCACATAATCGATGATGATCCCAGATGCGCTCCCTGGAACAGGGCCTTCTTCCGTTACCTCCATGCCAACAACACGTGGGATAAACGCTACCGTTCCAAGGGCAAAAGCGAATTCCTGCATTTCATTGGATTTTACCCTAAAATTGTTCTCTTCAAAAACTCGATCAATAAACGCCTGCTCCTTAGAACCTTCCAGCGTAATTTCAACACGCTCGTTCATGAGCAAATTTGCCCAATCTTCTGGTATTTTCTTCCCCATATTGAGAGAATATCTCTTGCACCGGACGATACCGCTCCCGTTACGTATTTTATAGCGATGGAACCCTTTCACATCTCCTTCGTGCCAGCTTTTCCATTCTTGAACTTTGGAATAAAAACTCTCATTGATCGTTGTGAAACCTAATTCTTTTAACTTGTCTGCAATGGTCATTCTTTCACCTCATAACCGGAAAATGCCGGACCATAATCGTATTACAAAAGTACCTTATGTCATCCATTGCATGATCATCTTCTTTAATTACTTTGTCTACCGTAGAATCTTCATCCCAACGATATAATCTAAACTCTCGGATAGCATCTTTGCAACTACGATGTATTTTGAGACGACCATCTTTCAAATAAACCGATGTTCTTCTAATTCCATCCATAACATCGTTATTTGCTTTTACCACTTGGAATTCTCCGTGGCGAAAAATTGTCGTAATGAATGAGGCGGCAGAAGGATCAACTATAACGTAATCCACATTATATCCCTTCGCTAAATCTCGTAATGCCTGATAATACTCTTCGTCTGTTTTTTGTATGTTGGTTCTTCGTCCGCTGTGATAGTATTCTTTGATCCGAACCGCCCCTTGTTTTGTCACGCACCACAGCCCAGCGGAGAAAGGATTCAGCGTGCCATAATCTACGGAAATATAATATCGACCTGATGCAGGCTCTTCATCCACCACACAATGCTCTCCAAAATGCGGATATACCAGCCCCTCCACCGGAATCCACAACCCTCTAATGAACCGATCATAAAACACACCGGAGAACATGGATTCATACTGCTCAATGACCTTTTCCGTCAGTCCTGGATTATCTCGCATGGTAAAGTGAAGGTACAGCGCATTTCTTTCATCATGCTTCTTAATCCATTCCAGATAAAACCAATGCTGCGGGCTTTCTGGGTTGCAGGAAAACCATTTCTTGTTTCCATCTACAGAACAACGCGCCAGGGCTTGTTCCACGAAGGAACGGGGCATAAGCGCAACCTCATCCAATAGAACACCTGCCAGCGTGCGCCCTTGAATGAGCGCCGCGCTGCTTTCATCCTTGCCGCCGAATACCTCAAACCAATTTGTCGTAGTTCCCCGGCGCACCTCAAGGATCTTCTCTGACCGGCGCCAACGCATGGTATACTTTTCTTTTGCCAGCGTCATAGCTGTGAAAGGGACAATAATATTCTTTGAGCATGAATCAACGGTTTTCCCACAAATACCAAACCGCTGACCAGAGAAGTTTTCCATGGCCCAGCGAACAAACGCCCACATCATGATAGAGGTTTTGCCTGATCGGACTGCACCATCGCAGATAATGGCATCATATTTGGAGTATGGGAATGCAAGGATTTTCTTTTGTTGTGGACTAATCATCGCTTTCCAACTCCTTTGCCATCTCTCGCAAGCTCTGGCTCAAACCATCTTCCTTTGCATCATTCCCAGGACCACCGCCAAAGGCTGTGAATTTATCAATCAGTGTCCCAAGCGCTGTCGTAACCTCTGCGGCGCTGCGCGCATTCTGAATCTTCTCTGGAAGAACGGAAAGTCCTACCTCAATAATATCGCATACTGCTTGCCTGCGACTTTCCATGTAGGCCAGGATATCGGCTGTATTTTCTTCCTTTTTTTGTCTAAGTTTCTCTGCGAAATCTTCAGATGCCTCCACGACACGCCGAGCAGTTTCCCCACACACATGATTTCTTTTGGCAACTGCGTTGTAGCTGCCAAGTTCCAGATAATCAGCCACTATTTTCTTTTTCTGCTTATCTGTCAACCGTGCAGCCATAACTAACCTCATCAATAAAAATCTATTTTTGGTGGTCCGCCCTGGAGTCGAACCAGGATGTCCCCGGTTATGAGCCGGGCGCTCTGACCATTTGAGATAGCGGACCAGATACCCCTTGCGGGGTATGTTGCGGGTTTTGTCAGGCTTTCCGCAGGCCTGTTTGTACTTCCGCACGCACCTTCTCTGAAATGGTCTGCGTCTCCAACCGCAGGTTTCAGTGAAATGGCGAATGGTACGTGCTTCGGTTCACTTTGCGGCCGCAAAGCAATTTGCCGATTCGATAGAAGCACAATCTCCTTCCATCAAATTTCCCCAGCTGGGAATGGTCACCCGTTTTGGAGTTGCACCAAAATCCACTCTGGCCGGGTGATAGGGAGACGAGAACAAGGCTCTCGCTCCCAAAGAAAAAGGAGGTACGCCCGATATTGAGACCGCCTCGGAGCCGGGCGAAGGAGGAAGAAAATCTTCTGTTTTATACATAGCGGCAAAGAAAATAAATTTTCTTTGCCTGCGTATGTATAAAACCATTTTCTGTCTAAATTATATCGCAGCCCTCCATTTCGGTCAAATTGTTAGACGATCTTAACACTTTGTTTACAATTTCAGTTTTGTTTCTATGTACGTAATTCCAACCGCATACGCCGCCCATACATCGGCAGAGAACCCATAGAACCAATCTGGGTTCTTTTTGGTTCCCTTCCCGTTTTTTAGATCATGGGTTGCAAATCGATCAATCAGTGCGCGGCGAATATTGCCATCCTTGGCCCTGCTGTCATGGCAGAGATGGAGTTTTTCATCCTGGCGGTATATGTAGTCCACTGGCTTCTGTGCTGCTTGCGTGAATCTCCCCACCCATTCGCAGGTTTCAAAAACATTGCGTCCAACCGGCATGCCGTAGCTTGCCAAGCGTTCAATGACTACAAGATCATACTTCTCCAACTGGAGAATCAAAAGGACCACGGCATTTTGTTCTTTGCCAAACCGCAGCGGACGTAAATCTTCGCTGTCTATGAAGCAATAGGCGCTCTGCTTATCCCCTGGGTCAATCGCCAAAATTCTCATTCATTGCCCTCATGCTGTCCGCCCTCCCCGTCGTGGACTTTCTTTTTCATCTCTTTTGCGGCTCCTTCGCCTACACCAAGAGCATACGAATAAATCATCCAGCAAACGAAGCTTCCTACCCAGCAGAAAACCAAAACAGGCATCGGGATTATAAACCATCCGTTTGCTTTGACAATAGACAGGATGATGCCCAGAAAAAGAAGCAGTTTAATCATCATCGTAGCCCTCCCCGTCGTGGATGGAGCCGATGACCTCAATTCCGCTCGTTGACAGATGTATATTTACGCCCATGCTTTCAGCGCCATTCAACCAAACACAAAATCTATTCCACTCTTGATCATAGCATACAGGGGCTTCTTTTTGTTCGCCGTTCCAGTTCGTCCAATGGATGATATCCCCCTCAAAAATCTTCGTTCCGTTCTTATCGGTCATTCCGGTGTACTCGCAGACCGTGGAGGGGGCAACAGGAAACACCTCCTTCATAATTCGCTGCGTGCTTTTTGCGCTATGAAATGGGCGAAGTTCTCTCGCTAAAGACTTGCTGATTACCTGATTGCCTGCCGGGTAAATCCAAGATTTGTTGTCTCTTTCAACGTAGTACCCTTCCACCCATTCGCCATTATCCAGCCGCTTAGCTTTGAAAAGGATTTCTCTCATTCTGCACCTCCGATGATCTCGTCAAGGGTGATGATTTCATTCGGGCGAAGAGAAGGAAACAAAGAGGGGTCGAGTGTTGCAATGACAAGTTTCCTGTTGAAAACTCTAATGCCGAAGCCGTACATCTCAATGCTTTCTGCCTCTGAGTATAACATCTTGATAGCCTTTGCCCTCTCTACCTCCTGCTCCGTCCAGCGGGGCTTGCGGATGATGCGGTCGGGGTGGTTGATAAAGTCCATCAACGTTTTTTCGTTGGAACTCAGTCTCCAAATGTCTGTATCCTCTTTAAACATTCTTTCCCCTTCTTTAGTTATTTTCCATAAATATTTATTTTCCTGACTTTTTTCACACTTGTAGTAAAACCTCTCTTCTGGCTCAACCCCCAGCACCTCGCAAATTCTTGGCTTGCCCATGCGAGCGCCATAAATGCAATAGTCCGTTTCGGTAATTTCCATTCCGGACGCTGGGCAAATCAGAAATCCCTTCTTGTTGATTTTTGCATCCTGGTAATATTGGCAATCTTTACAGCGTACCACCTCCACCACATCAGGCCCCAGGTCAATATCAAGTGGTCCGTGGTTCATATGCTCGTTGCACTTGGCCATCGCCTTAAAAGCTGGGATGTGTATTTTCATTTTTAATCCTCCTTGTCCATGGGAGCGCCGCAGTTGGGGCAAATCGCAGTATTTACGATGTATACTGACCTAACATGACAAACACTGCAAGTTCCACACATACAACTTTTAATTAGTCTATTTGGCCCTAAAAACTCCCATCTCCCGTGCCTCACCTCCGCAACGTCGGCGGCGGGGATGTGTGCGATTTCGCTCCAAGCCGCAACATAGTCTCCGCTGGTTCGCTTGACTACATCTAATGCTGCCGCCCTCTCAATGTACTCCTTCATTCCTTTTCCCTCCGTAGTGCGGCCTCGGCCTCTTGCTCTTTCAGCAACGTGTCTCGCCGTTCCAATTCTGCGGCCTGCTGGGCAATCAGTTTTGATTTTTGTTCCAGCTCGGCCCGCAGCTTCTCGTTTTCAGCCAGCAGGGCGGTGAGGGCGTCGGCGGCGTCAATTCCATATAGCTTTGCAGCTTCAATTAGTTTCTCAACATCCATCAGGTGTCCTCCTCTCCCTCCGGCGGGCGGCGGTAGGCAAGCCAAGATTCTCCGTATTCTTCCATCAAATAACCACGGACTGATATGCCTTGCAGGACAAGGTATTTCCCTCTGTCCCAATATAATAGCCTCCATTGGCTTTTTGCTGGCTCTTCAAGATTTTGAATCCATACAGGTACTTCATTCATCTCCCGCAGCTCCTCCAGCGTCAGCGGCTCGTTCGGCGGGGTGAGGGTGGGCATACCCAAAACAAGATCCTCTGCTCGCTCCTTATCCTGTTCGCTATCCCAGCTACATACCTGGATTTCAACAATCAGTTCATTGGCATCAATCGCCCTTGCCATCTTTCAACG